ACTGACCGGCGCCGCCCCCGCAGTCACCCCAGCCCCCGCACCACTCGACCCGGTCACCCCAGCCACGACAATCGGCCTCGGGAAGCCAGACCCGGAAACCAAGCGGACCATCGAGGACGTAAAGCGAGAACTGGCAGAGGCGCTGGAGGCCGGGCGCATTACCCAGCTCATAAACCCGGACGAGGCGACCAGACTCAAGGACCTGACCAGAGCTTACGAGGAGGCAGCGCGCGGCGCTTACCAGCTCAAAGAAGTGACGCTGGCGGAGCAGTACAGCGCGGAGGCGAAAGCCAGCCGCGACCTCGCGGCAGCACTGGACCAGCAGGGGACCGCAACAGCCGAAGTCGTCACCGCCGAGCAGGAAATACAAAACACGCTCCAAGACCGAATCGACGACATCAGCGCCCTGACGTTTGCCGGAGCCACGCTCGAGGAAACCAACGCAGCCACCGCCGAGGCGTTCCGAGACGCAGCCAAGGCCGCCGCCCTGCTGGGCAACCCGGAGCTTGCCGCCGAATACCTAAAGCAAGCCGACGCCATATACCTGATGGGCAAGGCAGCAGAGGAGACGGAAGAGCAAGTAATGTCCACCTTCGAGACCTTCGCCGAACAGGTAGTCAACGGAATCGAGCAGGCCGTAACTTCCAGCATCGCCCAGATTGGTGAGCTGATAGGAGCAGCCGCAGCCGCGGGCACGCCCCTGCAAGGAGTAGGACAGGCGCTCGCCGGTATCGGAGCCGACCTGCTCACCACGCTCGGCCAAATTGCCATCCAAGTAGGTAAGACCACAATCGCGACCGGCACCGCAATCGAAGCCATCAAAAAAGCGCTCAAGAACTTCCAAGGAGGCGTCGCGATAGCCGCCGGTATCGCCTTGGTAGCACTGGGAGCGATAGCCAAGGGAGCTCTTGCCAACGCCGCAAACCCACCAGCGCTGGCACAGGGAGGCATCACCACCGGACCCACACTCGCCCTGATAGGCGACAACCCCAGCGGAAAGGAGGCGGTCATCCCGTTCGAGCGGATGGGCGAGTTCTTGAGCATGGCCGGAGCGGGAGCCGCCCAGAGCGTAATCGTAACGGGTCGCATTTCAGGCAGCGACATCGTACTCAGTAACGAGCGAGGCAGCCGCGACCGCAACCGCAGACGATAATGGCAAAAAAGTACACCTCCCAATTCAGCAACCTCCGCGGCGCCACATACCGCGTCGACATTTATGACACCACGTACAGCGGTAGCAGCCCGGTAGAAATACCGATGGAGCCGCCGGGGTTCGTACTGACCTACGACGGGAGCACCGGGAGCCGGTACGACTGGGTCATCGGGAGCAGCGTGACGCTGCACTACATCGCGACCGAGAATAACCACACCCTCCTTCTCAACGATATCGCAGGCAGCGCGGAAGGACGGTACACGGTCCGAATCGAGATACAAAACGGAGCAAGCTGGGACCCGGTATGGGCCGGGGTCATCCTACCGGAGCAGATAGAAATTGAAGACGCCGCCTTCCCGCAACCGTTCCAGATAGCCGCCGCGGACGACCTCGCCAACCTAAAAGAAGTCGATTACAACGCCAGCCCCGGAACGCCCTACATCGGGCCCCAGACATACACGCTCCACATCCACCAGATACTGAGCAAGCTCCGCCACAGACCCCTGCTGGCGGACCCGATAGCGTACATCGAAGAGGCGTGGAAAAGCGACCAGCAGAGCGGGACGGCCTACAACCGCATCCTGCTCCACAACCGGGCGCTGTACGACGAGCAGGACGACAGCACAATCAAGTTCCGGGACGCATACACCGTGCTGGAGGAGATAGTATCGCTGATGGGCCTGCGCATATTCCAGAAGGGAGGCGCCTACATCGCCCAGAGCATAAGCCGCGCCCAGTCCTACCCAAACACCATCGCTTACACCACACTCGCCGACAACGCCACGGTCGCCCAGACCACTCCGTCTCGGCCAAATATCCAACTGGGCACAGACCTAAAAAACCTCCGCGGATGGCGCAACAGCTACCTCGCCCCACTCCGCAAGGTGACGCGCGAATACAACACCGAGAACGTATGGCTTATCGGAGGAACCCCGACCTACGGAGGCACCAGCACCGGCGTCGGATTCGGGACCGGCATCCTTGACGACACCCCAGAGGCCAGCCCGTTCGACGCGGACACCCGACTCAACCCCGGCGACCCGGTGAGCATGACTTTGAAGCTGGCGCTGGTAAGGAACGGCCTCGCCCTAAGCGGCAACAACCGCGTGATGCCGTACCGACTGAACTGCCGCATCCGAATCGGCAACTGGTACATGAACCGCACGGTCACCTTTTCAGGGACCACGACGGTGCCCATCGTAGGAGCCAGCGGAGCGACCGCGCAAGTCGCCGCGTATTACTACAACGAGCCCACATGGAGCACGGACCCAAATAGCCGAGTCCACTTCGTAACGCCGCCCCAGCAGATGAACATCGACTGGACCAGCGTCACCCAGTTCGGACTGACGATGCCGCCCCTACCGGACACGTGGGCAGGACAGCTCATCCAATGGCGATTCACAGCGGACGCAATAACCAGCGCCGGAGCCGTCTCCGAATTCGGACCCAACGCCTTCAACTACAACACAGACCACGTCCAGCAGGTCGGGGCCTTCAGGATATACGCCGCCCAGACCTACCTCGTCGATTCCGACTCCGCCACCTACGAAGTCCAGAACGCGGACAACAACGGAGGACGCGAGACGCTGAGCATGCCTGACGTACACTTCGGCGACAACATAGGACCGGGAAACACGGAGAACTTGTACGTGCTTAACGCCGCAAACGCCGCCGTGGTAACGGAATCGTGGAGCCGCATCGGAGAGACGGACCTGCTCGAAATACACAACCTCGCCTGCCGCGAAGTTCTAAGCGGACAGACCAAGACCATCCGCGTCCAGCGCGGAACCATACAGGACGAGCGCACCGCACCGACGACGCTCGCCTTGGGAATGGATACCGTACTGACCTACGGCGGGGTCCGGTACCTACCGTTCCAACTGACGCTCGACGCGTACGCGGCGACCTACGACGGCGAATGGTTCCAGATACAACGAGACACCGCAGGACACACCGTCGCCCCGACCAGCTACGGCGACCCTATCGACACGCTGCCCGACGGTCACGTGATAGAGGCGCTCAGCGAGCAGGTCGGAAGTACGGGGACCACGGTAGCAGCGCACGCCACCAAGCTGGGCCTGATAACCGTGAGCAGCGCGGTGAACTTGAACACGCTCCAGAGCACGACCAATACGAACGCAACGGACATCGACGCACTGGAGGCGACGGTCGCCCGACTCTCCGGGACCTTCACGCCCAAAGGAGAGGCCGGAGCGACGGTCACCCGCATCACATACGAAGACGACAAAATCGACGGGATGAGCATCGAGCTCACCGGTACGCAGACCACGATGGCCAGCGGGAGCGGGAACACGCAACTGACCATCAGCGAAGCCAGCCCCGGCATTTTCCAGCTCGACCTGCAAGACCAGCTGGCCACGCCGGGGACCAGCCCCGCGATTTACGCCACCGGCAACAGCGCGGGCAACCGGGTCGGCATAAACAACACCAGCCCCAGCGCCACGCTGGACGTGACCGGTTCGTTCCGGGCGAGCGGTAACGCCACCATCAACGGGACCGTGAACGGTCGCACCATGAGCACCGACGGCACCAAGCTCGACGGCATCCAAGCTCTGGCCGAAGTCAACCAGCTCGCCTTTTCAAACGTAGCAGTCGGCGCCAGCACCATCGCCGCCAACAGCAAGACCGCCACCCTGACGCTGGTAGCAGGAACGAACATAACACTGACCGCCAACACCACCACCCGCTCCGTCACCATCGACAGCAGCGGAGGCGGAGGAGGCGGAGGAGGCGACACGGACGCGAGCGAGCTATTTATGGTTTTCTTTGAGAAATAATGGCAAACCAATACAACACCACCCAGACCAACATCACCAGCACGGCCACCTTCACGACCGTGCTGACCGCCAGCGCCAGCACCACGCTCGTCCGAGCAATCCGCATCGTCCACGAGAGCGGAGCAGCAACCGCGACCCTCGCCATCACAAAGAGCGGAGGCAGCCGAACGAACATGGGCGAGTTTTCGCTGAGCGCCAAGACGCTCACCAGCACAATAACCGAGGTCCTGCCACTGGCGGCAGGGGACGTCGTAGAAGTAAGCTGCACCCACCAGCCCACCCGCGTATTCGTATCCTACGTCGAGAACACCGTATCTCTCGCCGGGCAGAGCATCGACATCCTGACCGACGTAGATACCACGGGCAAGGCGAACGGCAACGTCCTGACTTGGGACAGCGCCGCAGGACAATGGGAGGCCGCCGCCCCAGCGACCAGCGTCACCAGCGTCACCGGCACCGCGCCAATCGTAAGCAGCGGAGGCACGACGCCCGCCATCAGCATCAGCGCCGCGACCACCAGCGCCGCAGGCAGCATGAGCGCCGCCGACAAGACCAAGCTCGACGGAATCGCAGCACTGGCAGATGTCAACCAAAACGCCTTTACCAGCGTCGCCGTTTCCGGCCAAACGACCGTGGTCGCCGACCAAGCGACAGACACGCTGACGCTGGCAGCCGCAAATACCAACATCGTACTGACCACGGACGCAGGCACCGACACCGTAACGATTGGACTGGGCAGCGACATACTCGTCACGAACGTGAACACGCTCGGCTACGTCTCAGCTTTCGGCAACGTCAGCGGAGCCAACCTAAGCACCGCAGGCAACATCAACGCCAGCGGCACGCTCACCGTCGGGAACGCCCTGCTCAGCGGCACGCTCAGCTTCACCGGAGGCGGCACCACCACAATCGGCCCAGACAACTCGCTGCCCACCGACCCGCCCGACCTAATAATCCGGAGCAACGGCAACGTGGACGTCGTACTCGACTACGACGACGACGAGACCGGGCAGGCCTTCCGCGTAAAGGACGGAGACGGAGCGGTGATGTTCAGCGTGGACGAGGACGGAATCAGCGTAGCAAACGGGACCGCCTCCACCGGAGCCGTCCTGCGACTGGGAGAGGCCACCGCCAACGGCACAAACTACGTCGCCATCCAAGCACCCACCGCACTGGCAGCAAACCAGACCCTGACGCTCCCCAGCGCCGCCGGGACCAGCGGGCAGGTTCTCGCCACGAACGGCAGCGGGACGCTGAGCTTCGTCACCCGCAAGGCAACCCAGATAACAGGAAAGACCGTCGCCACCGGAGCATGGTCGCTGGTATCCGGATTCTACGAAGCCAGCATCAGCGACGCCGCCATCAGCGCAACCAGCATCGTCGACGTCATACCAGACAACGCCAGCGCTGCAACGGCCAAAACAGCAGAGGTCCTGCCCCGCACCGATAGCAGCGCCGGAGCGGTAAAGATTTACGCGAACAACGCCCCAGCCGCAACCATAACCGTGACCCTAAACATTTACGACCTATAAAAATGGCCGTCGGAAAATTCGCAACACCGGCCGGAGGCAGCGGAGCCGCCACCCCAGCCAGCACCACTCCCACGCTCAGCTTGACCGGCGGGACCTTCGGCGTCATAACCGCCACCGTCACCAATTACGCGAGCTACACAAATCCGAACTTTAACGCCAGCGCAGCCGTTGGAGGAACCACGACGGTCACGGACGCGAACGTCACGCACAGCTTCGACGTATCGCAGACCAAGCTCGGAAATACGCTGTACATCAAAGACACCAACGCGACAGCAGGGACGCGCACGCTAAGCGTCCGAGCGCAGGAGTTCGGCAATTACACGCAGAGCGCAGCAGCTACGGCCACCTACTCCGTGACCTACGTGACCGCGAGATATATCCGCTTTAAAGGCGTCACCAGCGCCGGGGTCGCGACAGCCAGTTACCTCGGCTTCGCCGACGTACGCCTGTACACCGGCACCGGGTCGACCGGCACCGCATACCCGACCACGAACGTCACCAGCAACACCAGCGAGACCGGCATCGTGCTATCTTCGGGATACGCCTATAATTCCACATACGACACATGGAAGGCAGCGGACAACAACCCCACCGGGACCTTCTGGTGGTCCCTCGGACTTGGAAACGCCGCGCTGAATTGGTGGCAGATAGAATTCCAGCCCGGCACATACCCGACCCCGCCGACCATAAAGAGCCTGCGCATCTACGGCAACAACAACCAGACCACCCACTTCCGCATCCTAAGCAGCAGCACCGGAGCCTTCGCCGGAGAGGAGACGGACCACGGATACTTCGGAATCAGCAACAACGCATACAATTACTACGGATGATGGAAGAGCAAGCACTCAAGACCGTAATCGACCTCCTCGGAGCGCGCGCCGTAATAGAACACATCACCGGACAGACACCCAGCGAACAAGTACGGGTCGCCTGCGTACTCGCCATCGGCGGTTCTGGCCAATTAACAGAACAGGACACCGCCACGATAGCAGCCATCACCAGCGAGCCATGACCGCAGAGCTACTGTACACCTTCACAGGCCACAACACCGCCAACGCCGAAATTGCGTACAACGTACATTTGAGCGAAGAAGAACAGGGAATGGAACTGCAAGACTTGGCGACGTTCGGAGCGATGGCCGTGGCAGCGGTCACAGCATACGCCACAATCAAGACCGACATGGCCCGCCTGAAGGAGCGCGTGATACAGCTCGAGAAAGCCGAGGACGAGAACGCGCAACAGCTCAAGAATATCAGCGCGGCAATTCACAGAATAGAAAAGGCCCTCGTAAAAGCCGGACTGATAGAATGACGTACAAATATTTCAAACTGGAGGAGTTCGACAGCCCGGACGCCCCCGGAAGCGGGAAGAACATGAGCCCCGAATTCGTACGGATGCTGGACGAGGCGCGAGGAATCGCCGGGGTCCCATTCCGCATCGGGCCCGGCGGAGGATACCGGACCAAAGAATACAACAAGGCGCTGGTCCTACGCAACAAACACGCCAGCCCCACCAGCAGCCACATGAAGGGACTCGCCGCGGACATACTCTGCACCGATAACCGACAGCGCGCCCTGATACTACAAGCGCTCCAAGCGGTAAAGTTCAACCGCATCGGCATCGCCCGGACTTTCATACACGTAGACGACGACGAGAGCAAACCAGAGGACATGGTATGGCTTTACATTTGAGCAAACCCCCAAACGCATGGAAACAGTAACCACCCACTGGGCAGAGATAGCGCTCGCCCTAATCACCGCCGCCGGGACCATCACCGCGCTGAGCGAGACCGAGAAAGACGACCGCGTGGTCGACGTCGCCAAGCGAATCCTGAACGCCGTAATTCTGGGCAAAGGCCACCGCCGCCGCCGAGACTGACGTACCTTTGAACCAGCGGTGACACGCCGTGCCGTTTGTTTGTTTGACACGCCGACGGGAGGAACGCCACCCCGACGCAGGCACAGGCCGCAGGTTCGGCCAAAAAGGAGACCCCAACCGGGTCTCTTTTTTTTGCCTTTACACTAAAAAAAGCACCCGGACCGCTTGACTTGATAAGGGAAAACACCCTATATTTGAGTCAACAAACAAGCAAACACAGAGCACCATGAACACGACCAGCCTCGCAAAAAACTTCTTCGCAGCCTTCGACCGCGCCGCGTGCACGATTTGGGACGAGAAAGATATCCGCTTCGCAACGATTGAAGCCGCAACCAACCTCGGGGTCCAAAACTGCCTCTTCGACTATGAAGACCCGTACAAAGTAGCACTCAACATGCTCCGCAACGAAGAGCTAATCGCCGAGCAATTCGAGGACCTCGAGGGTGACTACGACGTGCTCGTGAGCTTTCTCGAAGCAGCCATCGCCCTGACCGGGCGCCTCTAAACCACGCCACCAGACAAACAACATGGAAACGCTAAACACCGTCCAGCACCGGGAGTTCCTCGCAGCAGTAGACTCCCTGCCCATTCCAGTCGGATACCTCGCCCCGGAATACCGGTATTATTTCGAGGCCCGCCTGCACTTCGCGAACAGTATCGCCGCCGTACGGATGACGACGTACTGCAAAGAGCACGGACTGGCAACCGAGGCAAACTGCTACAAAATGATGGCCATCGCCTCCGCCGACCTGCTACACAAAACATGGCGCGAGGCCAGAGGCGTCACGCTGCACTGGCCCACCGCATGGCTTGGCAAAGACAACGCCACGACCTAAGCCCGCGCCGCTCGGCCAAAAGACAGGCCCCCGACCGGGGCCTTTTTTTTTGCCTTTTCACGAAAAAAAACACGCTGGACGCTTGACTTCGTAACGGAAAACACCGTATATTTGAGTCATCAAACAAACAGACAGCGCCATGATGAACACCGTAACCTTCGACGAACTAAACGCCCTCCGCGTCTACAACTTCACCGAGCAGGAGCTCGAAACCATGCGCGAAGAGAGCCGCGCCCAGTACGCCCGCCGATACAACAGGAGCGAAGTGTCCCGCGTAATTATGCCGGTCGGATGCCACGTAGAACTTCTCGCGGTACACTTTAACGCATACGCCTCCGAAGGATACAAGGCAGGCCGCGCAGGAACGGCGACGGTCATCAACCACTTTCTGGACGGCACCATCAAGGTCCGCTTTGAGGACGGACGGACGGCCCGGTACTTCGTAAATGCCATCGCAGCCGGAGACCAAATCACCATGACCGAGCACGGCAAGAAGTACCGGTACAGCCGCCGCGAAATGTACGTAACCGCCATCCACCACCTCGAACAAGCCGCCACCGCGCCGGTCGGCCAAAAGACAACGCAACTCGAACTTTTCTAAACCCAGACCCATGCACGACGAAACACCACGACAACGCCACACCATGTGGCAAGCCAGAACAGCCCGCAGCCTCGCGGAGCTGGCGCTGCTAACAGCGGTCGCCTCACTGGTAATCAGCCTCCTCAACTACTTCGGACGGTGAGAGCACCAGCCACAGCGCCAACCGTAACGGAAGCCACCCAGCGCAAGATGAGCGACTGGGAATGGGCCGTACTGCCAAACGGAGTCCAGACCGCAACCCGCGAGAGCACAGACCACATCAGCACGATGCTCTTCGTCGGACCGGCCAAAACACACACAGGCAACACCCTACTCGTAACCAGAGACAAGGCAAACAACGAGACACGCATGACCTACATCCAAACATCCCCAAACCAATGACCGACAAGCCACAACACAAACGCGACTATTTGAGCACCAGCGCACTCAAGGCCTTCGCGAAGTCGCCAAACCATTACATCGCCTACTGCAACCAGCAACTGGAGCAGACCCCGGCGATGCTACTCGGGAGCGCCATCCACTGCGCCATTTTGGAGCCGAAGGAACTGGACAAGCGATACTGCATCGCCCCACAGGTCGACCGGCGCACCAAAGAAGGGAAGGCAGAATGGGAGGCATTCACGAAGGAGGCAGGCGACAAACACATCCTCACCCGAGAGCAGTCGTATGCACTCAACGCCGCAACCGCCGCCATCCTCGGGGACCCCGCCAGCGCCGACATCGTAAAAGCGGCCTCCGCCTTTGAGCAGGAAATCACCAACCAGATACTCGGCACCACGTACAAAGGAATCCTCGACATCCGAGGCGAAGGATTCATCGCCGATATCAAGACATGCAGCGACGCCAGCGCCGAGGCCTTCACCCGGCAGGCGTACAACCTGATGTACCACGAGCAGGCTGCGGCATACGCGCAACTGGTAGGAGACGAGGACATCCCGTTCTTTTTCATCGCCGTAGAGACCGCGCCCCCGTACAACACGCAGGTCTTCAAACAGAGCCAGAGCAGCCGCAAGATGGCAACCCACCACCTCCACAACCTCATCCGGCGCTGGCAGGAATGGGACGGAGCCCCGCGCACGTACAGCAACACAATCACAGAACTCAACATCCCAAAATGGGCACAATAAACCACACACCACAATGAGCACACGAACAATCACCGCGGTCCACGGGACCCGCACATGGCTTAACCACGACGGAGCCACGATGTACGAAGTCGAACTGACACTGGACGGCACAGACAGCGGAACCGTAACCGCAAGGAGCGAAGACAGGTGGAAGGTAGGAGACCAAGTACTGGTCAAGAAAACCAACGCCACCAAATACGGCACGCACTGGTCGCTCGAGAAGCCACAGCCCAACGGACCGCAACCCAACCGCCAATTCATGTCCCAAGGCAGCGGGTCTGGCCAAACAGCAGGCGACCGCACAGCGCACATCGAAGCGAGCTGGGCAATACACATGGCGGTCCAACTGACGCAGAACGCGCCCGCCGCGCACGTAACACCGTCCGCCGTGCACCTCGCAGCACTGAGCATGCTGCGACTAAAGGACGAAATCGTCGACGACATACAGCAGGGAAGGACGAAAACCACGCACTACACACCACCCGCCCAGCCGGAGGAGCCGACGCCTTGGTGACAAAAGGGACCCCGACGGGGTCCTTTTTTTTTACCCCAACCCCAAAAAAAACTCCGGTATTCGCTTGCTTTCGTAGGGAACTCACCCTATATTTGAGTCATCAAACAAGCAGGAGCGATGGCAACGCAATACCCCTTCCAAGTAAAAGACGGCAGAGAGAACACCGACGGCAGCTGCGCGGTTCTCGCCATTGCCGTAGCAACCGGATGCAAGTATGACACCGCGTACTGGTGCGCCAGAGCAATCGGATTCCGCCCCGGATTCGGAACGCCGATGTACAAAACAAAGGAGGTCACCGCCGCCATTTTGGAGCACACAGACCACCAGTACTGCCTCAAGTACAACGTGATGAGCAACGAGGCACCGCACCTTGAAGGCGAGCAGCCCACCACGCTGCGCCGCGTACTGAAGCGCTGGCCCCGCGGACGATTTCTGGTCAGCGTAAAGGGACACATCTTCGCCGTAGTAAATGGAGAGGTCATCGACAACGGATACCTGCTGCCGGTAGAGGTAGCACTCGCCACCTACGGACGGACGCGCATCTACCGAGTCGCCGAGGTAGTAACGGCGATGACCGCCGAGCCCAGCCGGACCGCCGGACTGCCCGCCACCCAGCTCTCCCTTTTCTAACCACCAGCCGCGCGCTGGCCAAAACAAACGCCCATGTACCTAAACACCCTGACCGCAGACCACCTGCGCGCCGCGCTCCAAGCACAGCGCACCGTGACCCCAGAGAACTACCCAACAGAGAGCAAGCCCTTCTCCGAGACCGTAGTGCGCACGATACTGCGCGACTTGGAACGCCGAGAGCTGACCGCCACGGTCGGGACGGATGAGGTCTTCGAGATTTGCGAGGCGCTCCGCGTACCGTGCTGGTGCTACAAAATAACCACCGCACCGAAAAAAAACACGAGAAACACTTGACTTCATAAGGGAAAACGCCCTATATTTGAGTCATCAAACAAACACACCGAGCAATGACCACGAAAGCCCTCCTCAGCCAAGCGACCAAACTCCGCGCAAAGGCCCGCAAGTACGCCAAGTCACAGTTCCACTGCCAGCGCGAGGACGCGGTGTACATCGAGTACATCGCCGAAGATATCGAGCGCGGACGGTACGCCAGCGCATTCGGATGGGCCCGCGCCGGAGAGACCGAAGTACGGGAGTCGCTGGGACGCGAGCTTTTCAACTTCCTCCAAGACCAGTACCAAATCGAATACCCCGAAAAATTCGCATAATGAAAACACCACTCCACACCTACCTCATCATCCGCCACGGCGGGATGAGCCACGCGGCCAAAACACTCAACCTCGCGGTGAGCACAATTCACGACTGGGTCCACAAGAACCCGCGCAACGCGCTCAAGTACACGCGCGAGCTGGCAGGCACCGACCCGGACGAGACCATGCATCTGGTAGACGCCGTGTACAAACAGGAGCAGCAACTCCAAGCGGGCACCAGATAAGCCATGACAAAGAAGGCGCGCGGCATTTGGATACCGCCAGAGATTTACAGCGACAGCCGCCTGACGCCGGTCGAGAAGATAATCTGCGCAGAGATAGGCAACATGTGCGCGAACGCCGGGACCTTCTACAAAAGCAACGAGACCATCGCCGCGGAACTAAACATCAGCCCGAGCACCGCCAAGCGAGCCATCGCCACGCTGGAGGAGTACGGGCACATCCACCGGCATCCATTCAATGGACGCAACCGAGAGCTCACCGTAACGGACCCGTCGCTCTGGCCAAATATGACCCGGCAGCCGGTGCAAAATGAACCGGCAGACAGGTCAAAAAGACCCGGCAGCCAGACCAAAATGACCCGGCAGCCGGACCAATTCGACCCGGCAGCCGGACCAATTCGACCCACTAAGAAAAAAGAGAAGAAACCAGAGAAGAAACCAGAGAAGAAATGCGCCGACATGCCGTGGCCGGGGTTTGGGGAAGTATGGGAGGCATGGAAGGAGTACAAAGCCAGAGAGCACCGGTTCTCGTACAAAAGCCAGCACAGCGAACAAGCCGCACTCCACCAGCTAATCACACTCAGCAACAATGACCCAGAGCAAGCCACCGCAATCGTACGCCAATCCATCGCCAACGGATGGAAGGGACTCTTTGCCGCAAAACAGCGAGCAGGCACTCCAGCTCCGAACGCAGCAACTCCAGAAGAAAGCGCTCGACAGTTTGAGCACTTCATCCGCACCGGGAATCTTTAAGGCGACGCCAGAACAGGCCTTCTTTGAAGGCACCTCGCTCCAGACCGCGGAGAAGCACCAGCCCGAGCAGACCCGGATGGCCGTAGTCCGCATGATAGCCGACACGGTAAAATTCATCGACGCCAAAAAGACCCTGACCACGCCCGAAGAAATTCTTTTCACAGCCGAAGCCATCCTCCGGAACAACCCGACCACGACGCTCGAGGAACTACGGATGACTTGCGACAGGATGCGCCTCGGGCACTTCGGGAAGTTCTACGAACGACTGAAGACCGCCGAATTCATCGACTGCCTGAACCAGACCGAGGCGGCCCGCGCGGAAATAATCGAAAGGCGCCACCAGAGGCAGACGACCCCGGACCGTACATTCGACCCCACGCGCATCACATACCAGCCGCAGAGCATGGCCGACCTAATGCGCAAGCGCAACCCCTACATCGCCGGAGCCATAGCCAGAGAACAAACCACCCAGAATGATACAGCACCTCAAGCCGAGCGAATTGAAGCTCAACCCGAAGAACCCACGAATCATCAAGAACGCCAAATTCGAGCTGCTAATCCAGAGCTTGAAGGAGGACCCCCAGATGCTTGAAGCCCGGCCCATCGTAGTAAACCCGGAGCTCATGGTACTGGGCGGCAACATGCGCCTCAAGGCAGCTCAAGCCGCCAAGCTCCCCACGGTACCGGTCTACGTGGCCAACTGGGACGAAGTACAACAGCGCCGATTCATCATCAAGGACAACGCCAGCTTTGGGGAATGGGACTGGGACATGCTCGCCAACGAGTACGAACCGGACGAACTCGCGGCGATGGGACTGGACCTGCCCACCTACGAAGAGCAGCCCGACGAAGTACAGGAAGACCACTTCGAGCCGCCCGCCGAAGTAACCACCGACATCCAGCCGGGCGACCGTTTCCAGATAGGACCCCACCGCCTGATTTGCGCCGACTGCACCGACCCCAAAACTTGGGAGACCCTACTCGAGCAGCAATGGGCCGACGCCGTAATCACCGACCCGCCATATAACATCGACTACACAGGCAAGACCAAAGAGGCGCTCAAAATTGACAACGACCGCATGAGCGAGCAGGCCTTCGAGGACTTCCTCGTTCGAGCACTCAAGGCCATGAACGAAAAGACGAAGCGAGGAGGCGCATGGTACATCTGGCACGCAGACACGATGGGCCTGACTTTCCGCAAGGCGATGGAGGCCGCAGGGATAACGCTCCGGCAAAACCTAATCTGGGCCAAGTCCGTATTCACACTCGGCAGGCAAGATTACCAATGGAAGCACGAGCCCTGCCTGTACGGATGGAAGCCCGGCGCAGCCCACTACTTCACCCCAGACCGGACCCTCCACACGGTATTCGAGGACGAGCCCATCGAAGTAAGCAAGCTCAACAAAGAGCAACTGCGTACCATCCTAACAAAGATGCTCGCCGCAGAGACCACGGTACTCCACGCCGACAAACCCAGCGCCAGCCGGGAGCACCCCACCATGAAGCCGCTCACCCTAATGGGCCAGCTGATACAGAACAGCACCCGACCGGAGGAGATAGTAATCGACGGGTTTCTGGGGAGCGGGAGCACGATGGTCGCAGCGCACCAGCTCAACCGCAAATGCTACGGCGCCGAGATAGACCCGAAATATTGCCAAGTAATAATCGACCGGATGCTGGCCTTTGACCCCAGCCTGACCGTAACCAAACAGGAACCCGCCTAAAATGCCAGAAGAGAAATACACCACCGACAACGGCCTCGGTTTCAACTTCGACCTCGAATGGGACGGACCGGACACCACCTTCGATGACCAGTTCCTCAGCGAGAACCGCGACCGATACCACAACCCGGCCAAATACAAAGGCATCAAAGAGAAGCACGTCAAGTACAGCCACGCCCTCCGCGCCGCGAACTACATCGAGCTGGGCGAAGGACTCCGGAGCCACATGATAACAGCGGGCAGCTTCGAGTTCGGCGACTTTTTAGAAGCCCTACTCAAAGAGCGGCAAATCCAATGCCGAGCCATGAGCATAAGCACGCTGAGCATGAGCCAGAACAACATCGACAGCTTGGGCAACCTACTCCACGACGGATGGGTTGACCGCCTCGACCTAATCGTAAGTGACTACTTTTTCGCCCACGAGAGACAGGGCCTGATGCCCTACCTTTTGAACGAACTCGACCACGAGGACAAATTCCAGCTGGCCGTCGCAGGAAGCCACACAAAAATTATCACCTTTGAGACCTACGGGGGAAAGAAGTTCGTGATGCACGGGAGCGCCAACCTACGAAGCAGCGGATGCCTTGAGCAAACGACCATCGAGGAGAATCCCGGACTTTACGACTTTTACACCGCGTTCCACGACGACATCCTCCGAGAATACAGCGTAATAAATAAACCCATCAGAAATAAGAAGCTATGGCAAGTGGTAGCGGCAAGTACAGCAAGTACAACGCCAACAGACCGAAAGGCCGGACCCCCGGCAGCGGACGCAGAGGACAGCGCCCAGCAAACAACAGCATCAACCCGTCTTCGAGCGCGCCGTTCTAAGGGATGACCGACAGAACCGACACAAAAAAAAAGGCGCTGCTTGCCGCGCTCGAGAAGAACCTCGGCATCGTAACGCAGGCGACCAAACAAGTCGGCATCCACCGGTCCACATACTACGACTGGATGGAGCAAGACCCGGAATTCGCAAAGGCCGCCCGCGACATACAGGAAGTGGCGCTGGACTTCGTAGAAGGGAAGCTCCTCAAGAGGATACAGGACGAGAGCGACACGGCGATTCTTTTCTACCTCAAAACAAAAGGGAAACACCGTGGATATATCGAAAGGACGGAAGTCGCCCAGCCGGAACCGCCCACCATCAACTGGAAAGAATGACGCGAGCAGGCACGCCAAAGCGGTCAAGGCGCTCGACCGAGAATGGAGCATACACGTCCGATTCAGCGCCGCAGGCCCGGACGGAAGAACGCGGTGCTTCACGTGCGGCAGAGCTTACCACCCTCGCGAGATACAATGCGGACACTTCCAGAGCAGGCGACACTGGACCACACGGTGGGACCCAGACAACACCAAGCCCCAATGCACGGCCTGCAACATATTCGACCAAGGCGCCCAGTGGATATTCGGACGCAACCTCGACGCCCAGCAGCCCGGTCTGGCCGAAACAGTATACCACCGCAGCAGGCAGCAAACCCAGCAGTTCACCGAAGACCTCCAGCTCCGAGCCCAGCAGCTCAAGCACAGCAACCGAGAACTCCTCAAGGCCCACGCGGAACGCCACCCCCAGCAACAGCTGGTCAATCAGCCCCCGCGTACACGACTGGATGCGCGCAAACGTAAACCCGGACGCCCGCGTGCTTGAGCTCGGCGGAGGATACGCAAGTCCCGAACTGCACGCCGCATTCCCAAACGCCATCACCGTAGAACACGACGAGCGCTGGACGCGATACCTCCGGAGCAAGGGACTCAGGGTGATACACGCGCCACTGGAGCAAGGATGGTATCAGGCAGGACCCGAACTGACAGCCGCACTCCAGACCGCGGACGTGGTACTGATAGACGGACCACCCGGACTGCTCCGCATCAACGGGCACCGCCATACCCACCACATACCACCGGGGACCGTCGTCATCCACGACGACACACAGCGCCACTACATCCGAGAGGCGATAACAGACCCGGTCATCGCCACGATAACAGACAGAGAGCGCACCACGACCGTCACACGCAAAAGCCCCGCCCGTGCCTAACTTGCCACGCAAACCAACACCGGCGCCGTGGATATCCAGACCGCACAAGCCCACCGAGGACACGACGTATCACAGCGCACGCTGGCGCCAGTACCGCGCGCTGTATTTACGCCAGCACCCGCTCTGCACGCAATGCCAAGCACCGGCCACGGTGGTCGACCACATACACCCAGCCCGAACACGGCCCGACCTGTTCTGGCGAGCGGACAACCACCAGCCGCTCTGCGCAGCATGCCACAACCGGAAGAGAGCGACAGAGGACTGAGCGCCGAGCCGGACCCCCAACAAAAGACAGAGCAAGCACGCCGGTCCAGCCCAAAACAACGGGCAGCCGAGTCCACGCCCCCTCCTCCGCAGGGGAT